ATTCTATAAAGTACTAACAATTTTATCTGTAAGATTATGTGCACGACATTTACATTTACACACCTGTTGTATATGACTTTTAAGTATACTGAATGAAATCGTTTCTTTACATGTGTCACACGTTTCCTTTGTGGTTACAGTATATTTCTTAACACCTTCACGTTTGAGTGATTCTACGACGAACGTTTCCTTTTTAACTATATACTTTTTTATAAACTTTTCGAGTAAGTTCTGTTCTGGTTCTACAACAACTTTCTTTTTCGGTGTATACGTTTCAACTTTACCATCTTCGTAAAGAATGTCCGTTATTTTTTTAGAGAGTTGATGTCGTCTTCCCGAAAAATCCTTACAAAACCCGTACTGTCTTAGTACGTTAGTGGTTGAAAAACACTTTTGGGCTATAGTATCACCTACTATATGAAACCATACGTGATTGGAATTATGATTACATTTTTTATTTTCGCAATATTTAGAATTTGTTGAGACAAGAAACTGTTTGTTATATTTAAACATTTTAGTGATTGATGCAGTAGTTTGTCCTTCTACATGTTTACGAACAAATGCTTCGACGAGTAAAAGAGCCTCTTGGTCCTTGAACTCGTTTTTAGTTTGTAATGTTGTAAATGTAGCTTCTTTGTGAGTTCCTTCTATAATAACCGGTTCCACACTTTGCGTACGTAATGTTGCCATATGTAATATATCGACGGATGGTTTTTGTTCAGTCTTTTGTAATGTAGATGAAGGACCGTGCTTGTATATAAATATGGGTAAATATTCACTTTGTGTTTCTTTACCTGTGTTATTACATAACTCACACCCCTGACCGGCACACGCTTCGTGTTTTCCTTTTTTATGTGACCACGGCATACGGAACCCACTTCCTTTCGTATTACGTGAATTATTACCATATACCGAAATATCAACAATATCCTTCCAATCACGTGATCCGTACGCTAAGTTTAACGTATTTATAACATGATCCCTGATACCCAATGCAGATGACCTGTTTACAACAAAACCTGGCCAGTTTATATGTATACCTGTTTTTATGAGTGTGTCTACGGGTTTAGGTTCAGCGACAGATATCAAAGCGTCTTTACCACCAAATTTTGAGACCTTGTCACATATCACTTTACATACACTCTTAATCTGTTCAAATGACATTTCTTCGTCATCTTTATAATCAAGATCCATGAAAAAGTTGTAATTTTCCGTTTTCTGTTCAACGACAAATATCTTTTCACCGGAGTTATATACTTCTACACATTTTTCGTAAAAGTCGTTCAATTTATCAAATGGCACGGAGAGGACACCACCGTCCATGAGCACATGTGATAAATCGGAGTTATTAGCAAAACCTTGGTCTTTACACCAACGTTTAAACATACTTACCTATTAATCTATTTATCTTTTTATACTGTTTATTCATCTTCATACTCGTGACGCCAAATAGAGCGTCTATATGAGACTTCTGGATAATTTTCTTCTTCTGATAAATTTTTCTTTAAAACGAGGAGTTCATAAACTTTATCCTCTTTATGTAATTCAACGTACCTTTCTGCTCTTTCTGGTGTATACGCGTGCCTTTCAATGAGAAGCTCGCGTATTTGGGATAAAATGTAGTTCTTAGACTTCATTATTTAATAGAGAAGGTTTTTCTATCGAGAGAAGTTACACACGCGTAAAATTCTGGATTGTTAAGTACGTTCTTAACAATACGATCCCATTGTTTCTTAGTACTGAACTCTGAAAGCGTTTCAAAATTCATGAAATCATTTTCATCATGTGTTCTCTTGATGGGTTGTTTCTGAATCTTACGGAGATTCATTTTCTGTTTTTCATCGTTAAACTTACGTATAAGTTCAGCCTGTTCCTGTATGGTATAGTTTACGAAAAACACGTAAACGTTATATTCGAGTTCCACTCCTGGACTTTCTGTTACTACAAATTTAAATTCTGTATATTCACCTTTTTTCAAAGAAACAACTCCTCTGGTTTCTTCTTCAAGTTCTCTCAAAGCACATCTAATGGGATTTGGAATCTCCCTTCGCCTGCACCCTCCGGTGACGAAAATCCAATCTTTGAATCTTCGATCCCGGACAGTGAGAAATCGTGGTTTATCACCTATAAAAGTGACGGGTACTGCAATTGCTTTATATTTTTTCATTGCTTATTTGCAAGTTATAATTGAATAAGATGATTATTCTGAAGAATCTTCTTCATCATTATCAACTTGGGTTTCTAAAACTTCCTCTTTTTCTGTTTCTACAACTGGTACAGATTTCACTTGCGGTGGTGGTCTGGATAAATGTGTCATGAGGTTTCCGTAAAATCCTTTAACATTATCCATTTCTGATTTCGTTTTATTAAGTTCTCTGTACATGTACATTGTGGCAACAATACACATGAGCACGGCAACTATAGTCGCGGTATCGCGATCGAATGTAAACATTTTATATATAAAATTACGAGCTAATTTTTTAAGTTCCTATAATCGCACCCATATGCGTTTTCTTTTCGGTTGGACATGGGTACCCCATTTTTCCAAATTGTATTTCCTGGTAATGACCTTCTTTACACTCCGCATTTTGGGGAGGTTTTTCTGGTTTTTTACCAACTAAATGATCTAAAGTACCTGATTTTGGGTCATACGTTATAACAAAGATAAATGCTAAGAGAAAAATTAATTGCCAAAACATTTATAATAAATGGATAAATTAAATTAGTTGGAATACATCAAACCACCCATACCATTTTCGATACGGAGGATGTTGTAGTTGACGGCGTAGATTGTATTAGCGAACGATGTATTATCGGAAACAAGTCTCGCGGAATCGAGTCTACTAAAGTTGAGCGAACCCGTTGGTTGAACCTTAGCCGTATCGAGACAGAATGGAATCAATGTCAAATCATCGGATGTTTTTGTGGCACTGGAAACTACCCCGGCAGTTGTATGGTAATAGATTGGGACGGAAGTAAAGTGTGGGATAACGGTCTTCGCATCAGTAACATCCGTACCGTTAATTTGAAGTTTCAATTTATCGGCGGCGGTCATAGCATTTACAGCAACCAAATATTTCATTGGGTGATTGAAGTTGAGCTCTTGAGTCTTAGAGGCGGAGGCGATAGCTTTTTGTGTTTGTGTAATAAGCATGTTTTGTGGTGTGGAAGACAAAGCGGTACGCTCATCAGTGTCGAGGTGAATGAATTGAACGTAGACTTCCGCATCGGCTGTGGCTGTAGCACCCCACGTGATTCTCAATTCAACATCGTGATATTGAAGAGCAATCAATGGGATCGCCGACTGGGCATTCTCACAAAACGAAAATCTGAGTGGGTAGAACGTTTCACCAGAGTAAGTAGATTTAGAGTACGTTTGGTTCATAACAGTTGGTGCGAGAGTCGCAGAAAACTCATAATCTTGTTCATCAATGACTTGTCCACCAATGAGAAGTTCAACCTTAGAAATTCTAGCGTCCCAGTTAGTAAGGTTACCACCTCTATTAGCGATGTAGACATACCCGACCATGTCGCCTTTTCTTTCAAACCTGACGGTCGACATACCATTCGCGGATGGGTTGCCCTGGATAACCTGTTTCTCAACAGTTTGGGCGAAATTTGTGTGACGTTTGTAGTTGGACCTGAAAAAAGAAACTTCAGGTTGGCCGACGAGATGCGCATCTTGGGCACCTACGGCAACGAGTTGGGCAATACCTCCAGACATATTTTATATTATACTAAGGTTTTATTTTTTTAACCTAGGCAAATCCAATCGCATTCATATAAATATTTCCATATAAATTCGATAAGGTCATAAGTGCATGTTTGTCTTGGGTAATTGAAACATCGGTCGTCATCGCATAAAAATTTACATTCGTCAACTCTTTCGAAATATTTATATCACCTCCACTCGCGAGTATAGGTACGACAATTTGTGCACCTGTTATAAGATTTGAGAATACAAGATTTGAAACATCAGTTGTTGAAACGACGAGTGGTGCTGTACCATATGACTTTTCTCTTGCATCAATTGTTATCGTCCCTGAAGATATAGTTGCAGAAATATCCGTATTGGTTAATTTTATGTTTTGCGATGTTGTATTACCTGATATCGTAATGTTACTCGCATCAACGTTCCCTGATGTAACAAGACCACCTAATGTAAGAACATTTGCGGTTACATTTGAACCCACTGCAGAACTTACCGTATCATCTAAACCAAATGGTGAAGCAGCAACGTTTAACCCTCCTATGGTAATGTTATCCGCTGAAACATTACCCGAAACCGTGAGTACATTAGACCCGTACGTGTTTACTGTAAGATTTGCGGATGCCGCTGATGGACCAATTGCTACATTTGAACCTTCTTCATGTATGTTATCTAATGTAGATCCACCTTGTCCCCCCGAATCGTAAATTTCACCGGTCGTTGTGTTGAACGATAAAACGTTATTTGAAGGTGATGCATAAGCCGGGTCAAGTTTTATTGCGTTATCTACTTTCAAAGATGCTACTGCACCTGCCGACGATTTAAGTAAAACATCACCGGCGTAATCAATTTGTTTTGTAGCTGCAATGTCAATATCACCCGCGGATGTTAAACCCGTGGTCGTATTATTAAACGCGACGGTGTGTGTTGTCGTTGCCCCTCCATCTGTAATAGTTTGTAAATCTGAAGAAACGTCGTCCCACGCTATTCCAGTCCCGGAACTTCGAAGGAACTTTTTAGATAAATTTGCGCTACTAGCGAAAAACCTCAATTCACTAATAACTACTGCAGTTTGACCAGTACCACCTCTTTCTTTTACAACTAAGGCTAAATATGTATAAGCACTCGCCCCAGATATGGAAACTGTATGTCCACTACCACCGTTATACGTAGCGTGTACAGTAGATGACAATAGACTTGTCCAACTGGTATCATCATTACTTCCCAATATTTCCCACGAATCTGGTGCCTGATTGTCATATGACATTCTCCCCGTAATGTTAACTGATGATGGTGCAATTCCAGTCGAAAGTTGGAGTTTTATCCATTCACCGGATACACCACCTAAACTTTTACTTCCCGTATAGGCACCCGAAGTACTATTGTAAACATTTTCATCAGAATGCCAAAAAGTATTTTGCCCCGGGGTAGTTTTATCAAATGCTTTCCATATTTGACCATACTGATTACTACTTGCAGTCGTTGTGTACGTTATTCCTGCAATGGTTTCACCCGAATTAGCCGATGATGATAGTGCAGACGTTGGGTATTCGACAGTAGTACCAGCTGGTGTATAAGGTGCAAGTTTAGCTAACGCAGTTCCAGATGCTGGACCTAATAACAATTCGTTTTGTGCAATTGAAGTTAAACCGGTACCACCTCGAGCAGTAGCAACCTGGCCGGTATGGGAAACGTGTCCTAAATCTAAGTCTGTTAACCCCGAACCACTACCAACGAAGGTTTGAGAATTAACCTCTTGGGCATATACACTACCATTGAATGCCTGTATTATAACTCCCGTACCGGTTAATTCTAAATTATCCGCGGTCATTTTACCCGTTGTCGTGACGTTACCCGCCAAAACATTACCACCTTCAACACTCAAAGTCATGAATTGATCCGATGTTGCGTTCGTAGGAAC